TACGCCCAATTTTTACACCATTGCGGCATGCCGGGACATTCGCAAATTCGTGACCATTCAAAAGGTCAACGGCGGCGGCGTGAAAATGTGGGGCGAAGGGCCGCGCAAGGGCGCCAGGGTCATGGACATGGTCGGCACGTTGCAGGCGTCCGGCTGGGTCAAAGATGGCCGCAAGTGGCGCAAGGGTGACAGTGTGACGGACGCGACCACAGCTTACGGCGCATGCTTCCAGCCGCAAACGCCGGAATACTTGGGCAAGGTAGTGCGCTGGTATTACAGCACCCAAGCGCCCGGCCCCATCGTGTACGCCAGCAACGGCAACACCGTGTCGCTATCCTACGGCGCCCGGCCGTGCATGAACTTGCCGGACCAATTGCCGGACGATATCGACTATGCGTGGTACACGTCCAAGGCCGAAGCGATGCTAAAAGATATTGGGTTTTATGCGTTGACATAGGCAAATTATTGATCTATACTCGCCCCATCAACTTAACAAGGAAGCGAACATGCTCAAATTCAAAATTAAAGTCGACGGCCATGAATATGAAGACGTTTTTGCTCACAGTTGCGACGCGGTCATTGATGCCGCCGAACGCTTCCCCGGTGCCCGCTGCATCAGCGTAAAGCCATGCTAATTTTGCATCCCGGCCTTATGGCGTCAATGGACGACGACCACTTAATCCGGTCGCTTGAGTGCGAACCGACAATTATGCGGACGCCCACCGAAATTGAATTGATTAAGCGACTGGAATCGGCGCATGACGAGCTGGCGGAACGCCCCGAACCCGACGCAATTGATGCCCGCGTAACGGAAGCAATCGCGCAATACCCGGAAGAGGATTTTTTAGAAAAGCTGGCCGACCGGGTCTTTGAACTTGGCAAAAAACTCCGGGGTGACAACAAGACCGAAGCCCACGCAATCGCCAAAGAACTTACCGAACTTGGGCAAACCGTGGCTAATGCCGCGGCCTACGGTGCGGGAGAATTGAACCAGATACTTAACCCGAAAAAGGAGAATCCGAAATGCGTAAAGTAATTTTTGCGTTGATGCTTGCGGGCTTTGCGGCCACGGGGCACGCCGCATGCGTCAGAATCGCCGCGGACGGTACGGAAGGCCCTTGCCCTGTCCAAGTGCAACGGGGGCCCGTGGCGAACCCACAGCAGGCCAGCGCGAACCCTTGCCAACTTGGCGGCATGCTGGCCTATGACGCCTATTTGCTGGCAACACCCGACGCCATGTGGCCGTCGGCCAATCGCTTGCATTACGCTGTCGATTATTTGGGGGACATGATGGTCGCCAAACATGACCGGGCGGTCGCTCACAGGGGCGTCGAAATTATCGCAATCAGGCTGCAGGCTACGGGGATGCGCAAACCGTGGGAAGGTGCAGCCTATGAAGTGGCGCGGGAATTTATCGTTAAGGAGTGCGTGAAGTGATTTACAAAAGTGGAACGAAATTGGTCGACCGGGAGTCCGGCGCCGTGTTTGTGGTCAGCGCGTCCGATGCGAAGGAAACCCATTACCAGGGCGCCAGCGGCCGGGGCTCCGCGAAGACTTCGGAAATTGCCGTAACCTTTGAGGCCGTGTCGGTGCTGAATATCCAAGAGGGCGGGGACCATTACAAAAAGTTGGGGGACTATCAGCCGTGGGAAGTCTTGCGGCGCTGGCTAACGCCCGAAGAATTCCGCGGGTACATGAAGGGCACTGCGATTGCCTACCTGGCGCGGGAGCAAGACAAGGGGGGCATGCTGGATATCAAGAAAGCCACGCACACGCTGCAGGGCCTTACCGAATTGCTGGGGGCTGAATAATGGCCGCCCGCGAATCCGCCGCAATGGTCAAGGCCCGCAAGATGGTGACGGAACAGGGCATGACGCCCTATGCCGCGGCCGCTAAAGTTGGTTTGACCCGATCCGCCATTTACATGGCCCCGTGGTACAAGGCTTGGAAATTGGAGCAAAAGAAATGACCGTCGGCGCCCTCTTGCTTCTTTGGTTGCTGGCGGGCGTCGCTGTTGCGCAAATCTTCCGAATCAACCCGCGGGACGATCAACAATGAAGCGCCACAATTGCCAGGCCCGCCAGTACGGCGACCAAATGATGTGCGCCCCGTGCGGGCTCAATTGGGACGTTAACGACCCGGAGCCGCCGGAATGCCGCAAGGTTGACCGGCGGCTTAAAGCGGTCAAGGATGCCATCAAGTTTGAAAGCAAGCCCAGCGAACCGACCCGGCTTCCCGTCAAGCTCCCGGACGATGTGGCCGCCGAAATGGTCAAGACTTACCAGGCCCACGGCGGCCACAGTGCAGGCATGCAAGCCGCTTACCGTTTATTTTTGGACAGGATGGAACCATGAAAAAACAAATCACAATCCCGGTTGGCATGTTGCTGGTGCTGGCCGTCTTCGGTTTCGTTGGTCACATGGACTATGAAGACGAAAAGGCCGCACAGGCTCAATACTGCGACATGGTCAAGGCCGGACACTGGCCGGACTATCGGGGGACATACCGGCGCGAATGCTTGCCGCCCAAGAGCGTGCTACGTTGAGCCCTACGGCGTCCGTGTCGCCTTCGTCAAAGAGTCCCGCAATTCCCGCATCAAATCGCTGTAACGCTTGCTCAAGCTCGGCCCGGTCGAAACAGGCAAGGCCAGGACTTCGGGAACCGGCGGGGGCGGCGGGCACGATACGGCTACCGGCACGGGCGTCGCGCAACCGCTTATTGTCAGCACGCAAACCAGCCAAAGTAATTTGATATTCATGGTCGGAATTCTCCTTTATTCGTTTGTCTTCGGCCGCTTTCGCTTCGGCCAGCTTCTTTGCGGCGTCCCCTTCGGCTTGCACAGTGCCGGCGAAGCCATCAAACCGCGCTTGTGTGGCCGCCAGGCGTTGCCCCTGCACCCACCATGCCCCGGAGCCACCAAAGGCCAGCCCAAGCGCAAAGATGGCCGCCAGTGCCCAGGGATTGCCGACAATCAGCTTCCACATGGTCAAGCCTCTTTGCTGGCTGTCAGTGCCGTGGTGGTGACTACGCGCAAAATCGCGTTGACCACGGGAAGACCGACGGCAATGATGGTGTAAAAGTTTCCGGGCAAATAGGCTTGCAAAAGTCCGGCGCCAGCTTCAAGGGCCACCAGGGCGGCCACGATAGCGTTGACAATGATGGTTTTTGATTGATACCAGGGTTTCACGGGTAATCCTTCCAAGGAAGTTGATAATGCGGGCCGTCCTTAAAGCTCTTCCAATCGCCGCCCCATTCTATGGGCACGCCGACTTCCTTTGCCGCCTGCTTGACGGCTGCGGCGATCTTGTAATAAAGCGGCCAATCCCAACGCACTTCCCCACCAACGAACGCCCCCAAATCAACCGCATGGCCGGTGAGGTGCCGACTTTTAAGTGTGGTGGTGGCGCCGGACTTCAATAGTTCTTGCTGGCGCTGGATGGTCCGCAAACCTTCTAGCACCGTGAAGTCGACCGGCGTGATTTGAATGGCCCGTTCGACCACTTTGACCAAATCGGCATGCAAGCCTTGAAGGCGTTGCCGGGAGCGGTCCCCAAGTGCGTAGCTCATGGCTTGTCGGCCTTCCTATCAATCTTGTCTTCGATTTTGCAAGTGTGCCCGATACAGCCCCATGACAAGGACATAGAAGCCCCAAAAGACCCACAGGGCTACCGGCGACCACGCAAGAACTGTCATTTGGCAATCATCCAAAGGTGTTGTGGGGTGATTCGGCAAAGGGCTTCCGGGCAGAACAGGACGCGCACGGCAATTACTCCCCGTACATTTTCGGCCAGCCGGTGGAAAAGTCATACATCGACGGGTCGGCGCTGGCTTCCATGGCGGCTTTATGCCCTTCGGCCACAGCAAAGACCGCTTGGTCGCTGGCCGCCGCCGCGGCGAAGACTGCCCCCGCGACCGTTTGGGTCATGGCAATAAAACTGCCGTCCATGGTCTTCCATTGCAGGTCGGCCGGAATGCTGGCGCCCATCATGACAAGGCCCATTTGCTGGATGCGGGAAGCGTCGTCGCTGTGAAACCACTTATTGGCGGCGCCGACCTTGACCTTCACGCCGCCGGCTTTGCGCTGGTCACGCATGGCCTTGATGGCTTCCCACACTTGCGCGGCGGTCGCTTTCGGCGGGTCGGTCAATTCGGGGAAGCCTTCGGCATTAGCGGTAATGACTTTGCCCGCCGCTTGCCCTTCGAGAAGGGCGGCGTATTTGGCGTCGGTAATTTCCAATGCGTCAGCCGGAATATTAGCCCCGTGAATTTCGCGGTCGTAAAACCCGCCTGTTGATTTTGAATAGAACATTATTTTTCCTTTAGTTGCCAAATGCAACATATGAAATATTCAGGGACGAAGACCCATAATAGCTTTTGACACGGAAGGTTGATGCCGATAGGGGAATTGCTGTAATGATCGGGTAAGCGGCCGTCGGCCCTCCGGCAACGGAATCGCGGATTGATACGACCACTTGATGAAAGTTATTCGGCGGGGTAATCGGCAGGCTTAAGTCGGCCGTGCTATTTGCTGGAACAACTCCTTGACCCCACATGACAAGTAGCCCACTCGGCAGCTTTTGATAACCGGATACACTAATCGTTGCGGCAAACAATGTTGAATATTTCAATCGTGCGGAACCGAATAGCGCCATCCAGTAGTCGCCGCCGGTCTTTTTGACGAGAAGCAGGTCGTCGCCCGGAACAAGAGTTATTGAAGTTAGCGACGAACCGTCAGGCGATATGATGTCGGCGCCTTGACGAGAAATAACGTGATTTCCGCCGCCAGAGTTGATAAAATACATGGCCGCCCCGTCAGGACATGCCGAAA